TGGTTACGCTTCGATATCAACCGTGGTTTAGTGTCAGGTCCAATCCGAGCGCAGTTCCCACCGCGTAAATTTGCCGACAATGGTAACACTTTGATGTTGTGAGGTATGAGATTGACAGTTCCCGAGCCAATTGCGCCAATTGACAAAGCGCAAAACGAAAGAATTGTGTGGTGTGAACGTCTTCTTTACGCAATTATTCTTCTTCAATTTCCTCAATTGGCATCCATTCTTTGAGTGAACGTTGACATTCGATTGCACACAATAATCCTTGAGATATTTCCCAAGGAATCATGGCTCTAAAATTTGGCCGTAGTGTTCGAGAACCTTTAGCAGATAATTTTTGATGGCGAAAGTTTGCTCTGTCGTGAATCGGAATCAAAGGAAAGTCCCCCCACAAAACTACCGGTCCAATTTCTTGAGTCGGTGGAGCTTCCAATTCTTCATTGAAGATTGGTTTGGCTCCGTGTACGTTCTCAATAACCCAATAATCCGGTGCCAGGTGTTCAATGATTCGACGAGTGGACTCAAGAAGGGTCAAATCGAATTCATCTGCTGTTTGCCCCCCCATTCTATCGGCTCTTGCCCAACTAAATTCATTACAAGGCGGTGAGGCCCATATCACGAGTTTATCCGCTTCAAATGGATTACAATAAGAATGAATTGCATTAATTACTTCTTGCGTGTCAGAGATATCGTAAAGCCATAATCCGCGGTTGTGTTCGAGTAATTCGGGATTGTTGTCAATCTTGATGACATGCCAATTCGGTGAACGTTCAAACGCAGCCGAAGCCCCGCCAAGACCGGAGAACAAGTCAATAAAAATGTTCAATTGTACCACTCCGGCCAAGTGCCTGTTTCTTTGAACTGCTTGAATGCGACATCATCCATTTCCTTTCTGCGTTCATCTCTCTCAAGAAGACGTGCACGCACCCACTCGGAGAAGTTTGGTATCTGTTGGGCAAGTGCCCATGTCTCATCGCAAAGCGTAATCATTTTATTTTTCATTCCTCTTCCCCCAATATAACCTTCATCATGGCCAAATTTTTAGTGTGTAATTCATACACTAAATGTATCAATTCAACTTTGGTTTTCTTATTGAGCCAATGTGCTAATCCTGCGTTCATTCTTCATCACCTTGGAGTCGTTGAAGGCAAGTCTCGCATTGTAGGATACCATCTGCTCGTCGAATGACCAAGCAATCTGCATGGTGCTCAGTTGCGGCCCACGGTGCCAAATCACCCGGCCATGTTCCTTCTTCATGTAGAAAGTCAAATTCAACTTTGTCGTTTTCAATTGCCATTACTAAATCAACAGCATGCCGATTAGTTTTCTTCCACTCATCATGCAATGCTAGCCAACTTTCGATTGGCAACAAATCAAGCATTCCTTTGAACATCTGTTTGGTTTCACTGTAATAGGTCGTTGGGCGGGCTAATGCGTGTTGTTTTACTTGCATAATACGAGATGAGGGGCTTCCCCTATATATGTATATCCTGTTTTTTGATGAAGCCGAAGGCGTAATTGCTTGTTTGTGTTGTTGTGTCAGGTTTGCGCTGGCTTGTCAGCCCCGATAACCTGCGCGCATTAAGCAAAGCGGGCCGCTTCGCGAGTATAAACATTACACATGGCGTGCTCGAATAAAGAAGATTAGGTGATGTTAATGTACCGTGGCGTGCACGTTTGGATATGGCCAAAGGCAATAGAGATTTAATTTTGAGAGACCGACTACAATTTGACACCGATGCAAACGGGTTTAGAACCCTAGTTTATGGGCGAGTTGACATGAGCGATTTTGTAAACATTGTCAAGAAAGAAGGATTTGCTGTCAAGGAAATTCGCTATCAACTCCGTGACCCCGTTGCGCAAAACGGTGTCTTTGACCGAAGCCTACGACAAGCGGGAACTGGATTTTCTAGCCTCAAAGTATTTTCAACCACAACAGCATATGAAGACATTCAAGAAGTTGGTATAGCATCACCGGATGTTATCTCTATCCTTGAAATGACCACATCTACTATTGAAGCAGGTGCCGAAGTTACATTTCAAAACCAAGCCCTAGAGTTTGGCACACCCGACCTTCACCCAGCCGGGTATAATGTAGTGTCAGATTTACTCATTGGAGTTGCATGCACAGGCTTGACAACAATGACAAGCCGAACTCTTGAAATTGATATCATGATTATTGGCGAACCTGTAAAACTAACCGAAGGCGACATGACCGAAATGCTCACACAGCAACAAGACTTGTGAGGTGTGCACGTTGGGAATTAAGAGCCTAGCCAAAGAGGTTGGGAAAGAAGTTGCAATAAGCACCTTAACAGGATTGATACTTGCTGATGAAAAGGTAGTAGTTCCGATGGATATGGTCGCGATACCTGCTTACCAAGCCTATCTGCTAAAAGAGCAGCCTTCGTTTAGCATTTACATCAAAGAAGGTGAAGTAATCACTCAAGTGCAACCAACTGACGCTATGGTGTCAGAGGAAATCGTTGATAGCGGCCAGGCCGCTCCTCCTAGTAAAAAGCGTGTTCGAAAGAAAAGGAAGTCACCATACAAAGCGGCCTATTCTAGGCATTTTGCTAGTGTCAAGTCTAAGTACAAAACTAAGGCGGGCAAGTGGAAAAAAGACGGATTCAAGCGAGCAGTTAGGGAAGCACATAGGCTAACAAAGAAGGGGTTGAAGTGAAATGGCATTACATGAGATAAGAGAAGAACTCACGCAACAAACAATCTTAGAACTGGATGCGAATGGTTTTGGAATCCTCCAAAAGAAAATTACTCTCAAAGCGGGACAATTGCACAATATCGTTCAATGCGACATTTATCAAGATTCTATACTTGGGTCAGATGTCGAACCGGATAGTGGGCCGTTCATCGAATTTTATGTTACTCCATACCCAATTATTTACACTGAGATGCTGCTCAAGGAAGGAATCAATCCATTGACAAACCGAGGGCCAAGCGCAGCAAATGAAACAATACTGTTCAAGGCTCTTACCGGTCCGGTGTCAAGTGAGGAATTTACGGCCATCGAACAATTTCCGAATAAACAATTAGGAGCAACTCCAACTTTTTCATTCTATACGCCGACTGTTTACTTTACGGCATTAGTTCATGGAAGCTCGGGAGCACTTGTAAGCAACATTTCTTACTCAATTTATTTGGCACTGGAATCAACAAAAGCATCTCTAGTTAGTTACGGATTAGGTGTAATGCGTGAACGTTCCGTGGCTCAAGGTATTAATTTAATGAACCAAGGCCGTGTTATCAATCCTGCGAACAATGTAGGGCAAGTATTCCCAATGTGGAAATACGGAGGAATTCGACCGGAACGCATGCTCAAGGGCGATGGACTGCGAAACTTCTTCTTGAATTACAGCAGCGATGAAAGCGAAGCCATGCTTGATACGGCAAATATCCGTCTTTTCTTGCAGGGTGCACGTACAATGCAAGCATTTGACGCAGCATTCGGAGCGGATGACGCGGTAAAAGGGCCAATTCCCGATTGGTTACGCTTCGATATCAACCGTGGTTTAGTGTCAGGTCCAATCCGAGCGCAGTTCCCACCGCGTAAATTTGCCGACAATGGTAACACTTTGATGTTGTGAGGTATGAGATTGACAGTTCCC